GTGTGATTCGCAGTAATAGTCTCTCAGTATGCCCATAGTTACCCTCTAAGTGCTTCGTTAAGGTCAAGTTCACTGTAATCATGGCGGTTGACCATTCCCACCTTGATTTTGATACCCTCGGCAGTCAGATTCAGCCTAGTGCTTGGCATGAGCGGCGGTATTGCCTGCCTACGGTAATCCACATACTTTCTGTGTCCATCCCGCATGACCCGCACATTCCCCTCTCTCCACTCTGCAAAAGCCTTGTTTACCCGCAACTGCGTGTACTCTGACAGCGGTTCTGTCTCTGTGACAAAAATAGTCCACATCTTGTCAGGTGTCAAACCGCACAGTTTGGCAAACAAAGCCATCGAAATGCCTCTGTCTTTGTCAGCCACAAAACGCTTCATCTGACGCAAAAGCTCTTTCTTGGACAAGACTTTCATTTTTTTCCAGTAAGAAAATAAGATTGCTTTCAGGAACAGCACCCTGCGGGGTTTGTAACTCAAAAGATATGGTGCGAGCATCTGTGACCACAAATCCTGCACGTACCATCAACGCCACCCACATATCTGCCGTCAGCACACTGTAGTGGTTAGGGTTGTACTCGTGTCTACGGGCGCAGCCAGGCGCAGGCACTTCCACGTACATCTTGCCACCCAGCTTCATCACCCTGTTGAACTCGTACAAAGTAAAGAGCGGGTAGGGTGAATGTTCCAGCGCATGTCTGCACCAGATGTAATCCACGATACGGTCAGGCACAGGCAAGTCTGACATATCTGATTTCACACAGCTGTGCCACTTCTCCCCGCAAGCCACCAAATCTTCCTCACTCAGCGTCACGCCTACCAAGTTGGTGTAGCCCTTGTCTTTGAGCAAATCCATAAACAAACCTTGCCCACACCCTATGTCCAGCACGTAGGCGGTCACAGGGACGTTTGCAGGCAAGAAAAAGTCTTTCACCATCTCAGGTATCAACTGAGAATGAAAACCGCCTTCAGGCTCGCTGTACACGGTTTTAAGTGCAAGCTCTGTGTAATGTTGAAACTTCTCTTCTTTCATTGGTACATCCCTATACGTTTTAAGTAATCACTCACATTCCTGCCTACAGAGAGCTGTTCAGGGGTGTAGTCATCCTGAGCCTGACTGATATTGCGGGTGAGCTTCTGCGCTATCAACCTCGGCTGCACCTGCTCTGCCCACGCCACCGTTGCCAGTGCTGCGGCAATCACACGGTCATCTTTACTCCTGCCTGGCGCACCCAAAAAGCCATCCTCTCTCACGATGGTCTTCATCTCCTCCAGCGTGTCCATGCTGCGTATGGTCATCATGCCCCGCTCAAAATAATCCTTGTAGTAATTGAGCATCCGCTCTTTCGTAGACGAGGTGGTCAGGAAACCTACGCTGTTGGTTGGTCCTCCCAGACTGTCGTTACGCCGCCACAGATAATTCGTCATGCTTCCCAGCACGTCCATCAAATCCCTGCCAGTTGCTCCGCCCACGGCTGCTGCCATCCTCTTCAAATTCCGCATCTCGTTGAGGACCGCCTGACCTGGCCCGTTAATCTCCAAGTTCAGCGTACTGTTCTTGTAAGCGCCAGCAAGGTGGCATATCACCCACGCAAACTGGTAAGTGTTCATCTCACTGGTGGCAAACTCAGCCACTTGGTCCATCCCGTCTGCGTAGCACCTGAACACCTGTATGCAGAACCTGTCTGCCCAATCTGAGCTTCCGTAAGCAGGGTCAGCACCAATCACGTAATACGCCGTGTCTACAGGCTCCTCCCAAACCTTCAGAGTCCCCATACGCTCTGTGCTTTTCAGGACTTCTGTATCTTGGAACAACTGCCCGAACACATAACGGTAGTGGTCAGGTAAAGACTTCTTCGCAGCCTTCGCAGCTTCCGTACAACGGCTGTGTGAGAAGAAACTTGTACCCGTCATCACAAAGGCATAGTCCTCTGTAGGCGGAAACTCCTGATACATCAGGTCCTCATCCTTGATGCCCTCGTGCATCTTCCATCTCCACCACGCCATCTGCCTGCTGTTGATTTCCACGTTGTAGAGCTTCTTGATGTCCTTCACCCACTCCTTCTCTTCAGAAGTCAGCTTGCCATCCCAATACACCCTGTAAATGTTGCTTGCAGGGTCAACGCTGTAATACTCATTCCTCCACCACCCGCAGAAGATAGCCCTCTGCGTCTTCGCAAACTTGGCGGTCTTGTACATATCGTGGAACATGTTGAAACCCTGCGCCGTACTCTCAAACATGTACAGCCTCTCAGGGTTCTTCTCCGCAAGAGAAGCAATCAGGGACGCTAATCCCTCCTCGTTTCCCCACGAGGCGGCTTCAGTGCCATGTAGGTATGTAATAGCCTTACCTTGTCCCAGTCGGGATTTATTGCCTGCAATCTGGTAAAAAATTCTGCTTCTGTTCTTGAGGACCATCTGGTTTCGGTTGTGCGCCACCAGAGGAATCTTGTACTCTTTCGGCAAACCCTCCATGTACATTGCCAGAGTCGAGCGGAACATGTCCCTGTTCTCCTCCGTATCCGCAACAAGAGTGCCCTGCCAGCCAGGGTGCGTAAATTGCCAGTAAAGGTCGAGAGCCAAGCTGATAGTCGTGATACCCAGCTGCCTGCCTTTAAGAATGACGAAAAAGTGAACATTTTCCTCCAGTCCTTTCGCAATCTCACTCATCACATACGTCTGCGTCCCCAGAAGTTTGCCCATCTTCTTCAGGCCCTCTTCCTTCGTCTCAATCTTCAATTCTGAGCAGAACTTGTAGAACTGCTGGAGGTCAAACTTCATCTTTTCCTTGTTTGTTCAAACGTGTCGAGCTGCCAATTCCCAATCTCCATACACACAGCTTTGTTCTTAGCACAAGAAATCAACTCCCTGTAAAACAACTCGCTGTACTTCTCCTTCCACTGAGCTGCCAATTTCCGCTTGGCAGAAGGCTTAATGCACTGTATGGCCCTCTGCATCTCCCTCTTCAACCGCATACGGGAGTTGTAAAGCTCTGTCAACGTATCCGCATCTGTACCCATAATCCCTCGCCTGCCTGATTCCAGACATCAACACCAACTTCTCCACCTCACTCTGGTAAAGCCTCTCCTCCAAGTCCAAACAGACCTGTCTCAGCTCATCTTCGCTTAACCACAGCAATTCAGTTACCAACATTTCCTTTATAGCCAGCCCACTTAAAAAGGTAAAAGTACATGAACTTCTCCCACCGCATATTCGGATGTTCTTTGTGCCAGTGAAAACAGTTCTCCGACATCCACAACCAGTAATCCTTGCTCACACCGTCCTCCACACCCGAACCTGCTCACCCTCAGTCCTGGTCGAGAACCGCCAACCCAACCGCCTGCTTGCCCTGTAGTTGGCATTCAACACCTTCTGCCTCGCCTCTACAGGCACTACAAAACTATCCCCCACCTCCATCTCCTCATACGGGTAGTCGTACACCACACGAGGCTTGGGAGCAGCCACATGCTTCTCTACTGCAATACTTGTTATCACCATATATACACCTCATCCAATACACACATATTACAGACAAAAAAAGGGAAGCGCAACGGCTTCCCAAATCGGCAACTGCAATGCCAGCCAACAATGTAAATTTTTTTTGGGGGGGACGCAATGTGGGGGTCACGCTCCACAGCCCTCCAAACCCAACTGCAAGGGCCACAGTGCTGGCGCTGAGCAACCGCAGCAGACCAACCCTACCCCAACCCCATGCCAGGCGTGTGCTCATGCATGCGATGACGTGCTGCAGTATCATGACGTGCAGACAGTACCCAGTACCCCATGCACCAACATGGGGCACGGACGGTGGTTTACTAAGTCAGTAAACACTAACATGTGCCCTACGTTGATCGATAGTCTTTTTACTATCTTACTACCCACTATGATAAATATTTACAATTAGTCTATGTACTATATACTATATAGAATATAGTTGTTGGCAGCAAGAACGCTACCAACATTCATCAACTATTTAGAGGTAAGTTACCATGATAAGAGAACAATGGTTGGCCAATGCAACCGCAGAGCTGCGCGAGCTGTTTAAACAGCATAGTGTTGATGTACCTGAACTGATACGCTCAAGCTGTGGTTTTCCGTCCAAATCCGCGCTCAGCAACAAAAACCGCAGAATCGGAGAATGTTGGTCTGCAAAGGCGAGCGCAGATAAGCACGCTGAAATTTTCATTTCACCAACCATAAGCGACAGAATGAGGGTTTTGGACATTTTGGCGCATGAGCTGATTCATGCTTGCCACCCTGGCGATGGACATGGCAAGCTGTTTAAACGTACTGCTACTGCTATCGGGCTTGAAGGCAAAATGACAGCAACAGTTGCGGGTGACAAATTCAAGGCATGGGCTTCACCAGTCCTTGAGCGTTTAGGTCAATATCCTCATGCTGATTTAATTCCCTCAAATGCTCAAAAGAAACAATCCACCAGAATGTTGAAATGCTATTGTGTTGATTGTGGTTATACGGTAAGGGTTGCGGGTAAATGGCTTGAAGACATGGGCGCGCCGCATTGTCCACATCATGGTGAGATGCAAAGCGTTTAAACAGATTGTCCTACTAGCCTGGTGACAGCGGGCTAGTGGATGCAATCCGCATCGTTAACAATGAGGTAAGTTACCATGTACGAGCAAATCCATTCCGAAGACACACAAGGTTTTCATATCACATTCAGCGTGAGACATGAAGACACTCATCCTAGAGACTTGTTCGATGACTCCATAACAGACATAGAGGAACTGTGCCAAAAAATCGATAATGGCGTTTATTCTTGGTTTGTTGCACGTGTTGAAGCATACAAACACGGCATTTTGTTAGGGACAGACTATTTGGGGGGTTGTTTGTACGACTCACCCATGCAGTTTGTGAGAGAAGACTCTTACTACTCAGACATGGTTGACTATGCCATTTCCGAGGCTAAAAAGAATCTTGAAAAGTTGCTGCATGAACCCGCTAGCACGTAAAGCCCCTGCATGGTGGCCCTTTCCTACCGTGGATAGGGTTACCTACCAACTGCTGCTAAAAACCGCACCAGCGGGCTATAAACCCCCTGCAAAGCCCGCTAGGGATGCTTTACCCCCTGCACCCTTTTAGAATGTTAACGCCCCCTGGTCGCTAGTGCTAGGGGGCTTACCACTGGAGACAACTATGCAACGATATACATTGCCCCCCGACCATAACGACACCACCAGGCGGTTTCCCCGCACTCTCGATGATGCTTTCGGGTTGCACTACCCCCCGCCCCCTGCTGAAGATGGTCCTAATCTGCTGGACCTGGCATTGTCTGCCCTAGCAGCGTTTTTACTGTACGCCCTTGTTGCTGGAATGCTGCACTATGCTGGACTGTGAGCATTTAGGGGTTTGCCAGGCGCGACAGCCCCCTTGCAAAGACTGCCCCTATCAGTTGCGTGTTGCATGCGCTTAGGAAATGCAACGTGCAACTGGTGTTGACAAGCTCTAGAAGCTCTTGTTAAGATTCGCCCCGTTGTCGTTGCGGTCAACACTTGAAAGCCATTTACACATGCCTCGCCCCGTCATCGGGGAACCGCAACGGGGCAGTTGTAAGTGGCTTTTTTGTTGCCCCCACGATAACCGTACTCCGCACGATAGTAAGCACCCCAGTCGCGGTGGCGCGGAAGAAAAGCGTACACGGTATGACTATGGTCTAGGGGGCAGTTCCCGAATAATCCGTGCGACTGGTCGAATCTTCAAGTCGAGGGGCGCAGCATCAGCTGGCATGAGGATGCCCACATGGGCGGTGAGAACCATCCCTTCCTTACTCCTTGATTGGGGTAGGGGGGTCTTTGGGTGAAAACCCTTATAGGTAATGATATGGACGATATGAGTAAAGACCAGGCGAGAGCTATCCTAGACCGTCACAAAGATGGCGAGGACTATCCCCCGTGGGTCATTACTGCTGCCCTGATAGCGTCTGGTGATATACCTGTCACTATTGATAGCGAAATACAATCTATAATCAACTAATCATCACTTATACTGAGAGTGCCGCCCCCGCAGGATAAGGGCGGCCTAACATCAACGAAAGGTAGTACCACACATGAAACTCTGCATACACTGTGTCCATTTCCTGGACCATCCTGACAGCAAAGACCCCAAGTTTGGGCTTTGCGAAGCCTCTCCCAAGACGTATAGCCCAGTAACGGGTCAGGTAGAGCGTGACCACGAATTCTGTAGCTCTTACCGCATTTCCACTTGCGGTATGAAGGCTAGGTTTTTCGAGCCAATCTTAGGTCTTGACGTAGATAACGAAACACCAGACGCACAAGTGAAATGGGATGCCTCCGCGCCATTAGTGGTGACTCCACACCCTGCTTTTGCAAAGCGTGAATGGGTAGGGCTGACGGATGAGGAGGTTATGTCGGCTGCGTATCGGGCCGGATTTGATATTCACGAAGATTACGACACGCCAGACGCAGACCCAAATGAATTGCACTGGTGGTCGCCAGACTATGAACGATGTGATGACACGCTATTTAAGCTGCGTGACTTAATCGAAGCCAAACTCAAGGAGAAGAACACATGAGCATAGAAGCAATGAAAGTTGAAGGACCACTTCATGTGGTTTGTAAGTGCGACAAGTGCAAGGCAGAGAAGCAAGAGCCTGTGGCGTGGATGGATTCAGATTGGCATTATCAACTTCACAAAAAGGGAATGGTAGTAATGCACAAAGACGAGGGTGATGTATTGATTGGAAAACCTCAGCCTCTCTACACCACACCACAACAACGCACATGGGTAGGGCTGACGGATGAGGAGTTGAACGCTATCTACGAACAACATCACAACCAGTACGCCGAGTGCATATCGCCAAATTTTGGATATGAACATGCCATAGAAGCCAAACTCAAGGAGAAGAACACATGACAACGCAACTTGTGCGCTCTTCAATGAAGATGATGGTTGATGCTGGCGTTGATTTGGTGGACATCAAGTGGTTTGACATGACTGGTGCAGTCGGAGATAAGCAAAGAGCCAATCTTGAGCCGGTGATGACACATCGACCACCGTTCGACAAATGTTTTGTTGCTTGGCAAGGCAAGACAAGCCACCACCCAAGCTACGAGGTTTTGATGTTGGTGGCTGGAACAGACCCAGAAGAAGGCATCACGGTAGCCATGTGGAAAGGGCCATCAAGAACAAGGCTTCGCCCAATTCCGGCAATGTTTTATTTCATTGAGGATGACAACATCCGATACGGCGCAGTCAATGAGAATGAGCCAGTGGAAAGAGAACTTGCCGAACTGATGCTGGCGCAACTTGGAGCATGGTATGGCGCAATGGACAGGCGCATTGAAGTGTACGTGCCATTAGTGCGTGACACATTCACCAATCGCCGAAAAATTCAACAAGGCAAGTTCCCAACATACGATTGGACAACAGTTTGGATTGAACCAGCAAAGCCCCGAGTAGAAGACAAAGGCGGGACACACGCATCACCAAGACTTCATGAGCGCAGAGGCCACTTGAGAAGATTGAATACTGGCAAAAACGTATGGGTCAAGGCGCATAAGGTTGGAGATGCGACCAAAGGCACGATATTCCACGATTACGCAATTAAGGAGAAGAACAATGTCTGACTTCTCACCTGAATCTAGAAACTCCGCTTGGTGGTCAGGAGACAGCAGGCTGGCTGCTAACGGCAAGGCTAACGAAGCCATCCTACGTAAGCTAGGCAAGCTGGAGATACTCGACCTGTCCCACATAGAAGCTGTCCAGATGGGACACGTTATGGAGTCTGTTATCGGCTCCCTCGCTGCTGACCAGCTGAAAGTTGAGCTGACGAAGATAGAAGAAGGTTTGTCTCACAAGACTGAACCGTGGCTCAAATCTCACTTCGACTTCCACGGTATTGAGAACGGTAAACCTATTCTTGTCGAGTGTAAAAACTACAACGCAGCTGTCAGAACTAAATTTGACGCTGACACGAAGACTGTCCCGCCTGCTGACTATGCTCAGATGCTCCACGAAGCCACGGTCTACGGCTGCGACACCGTTTACCTGGCAGTGCTGTTCGGAGGTCAAGAGTTCTTCTTGTGTGACTTCACGTTCACGGAAGAACAGAAGACAGAGCATGTCAAGCAGTGTGCCGTGTACTGGAGTCATGTGCAGGCAGGTACTACGCTGCCGCCAGAGACTCCTGAACAAGCTAGGGCTATCTACCCTACCCACCTAGAAGCCTCTAAAACGGCTTCTAAGACCGTAGAAGAGGCTTGCGGATACCTACGCCGCATCAAAGACCAGATTAAGGTTCTAGAGGCTCAGAAAGACAACCTAGAGACACTCATCATGGGCTTCATGGGGGACTCGTCTACCCTGTCCAGCATCAGCGGGGATACCCTCGCCACTTGGAAGAACGCCAAAACCAGCGAGAGGTTTGACAGCAAGCTCTTCCAGAGCGCTATGCCCGACATCTACGAGCAGTTTGTAGTAAATCAACCAGGCTCACGCCGTTTTCTTTTGAAGTGAGGTTCACATGTCAAATATCGTTCCTTTCAACGACATGCAGCAGATGGCAGAAGTTGCCGCTGCCAGCAAGATGTTCGGGTTTAAGAACACGCAGGAGGCTCTTGCCATCATGCTGCTCTGCCAAGGGGAGAATCTTCACCCTGCGGTGGCTATGCGCGACTACCACGTCATACAGGGCAGACCTGCTCTGAAAGCTGACGCCATGCTTGCCCGATTCCAGCAAGCAGGTGGACGGGTAGATTGGCAGGTCTACACAGACGCAGAGGTGACAGGCTTGTTCTCTCACCCTGCTGGAGGTAGCCTGAAGGTAAGCTGGACCCTAGCTCAAGCCAAGTCTATAGGGATAGCCAACAAGGACAACTGGAGAAACTACCCTAGAGCTATGCTGCGAGCTAGATGTATCTCTGAAGGTATCCGCTCTGTTTACCCTGGCTGCGTAGTTGGTGTCTACACGCCGGAAGAAATACAGGACTACAAGGCTCCAGAAGCTCCTACAAGCCCCGTAAAAGACATGGGCATGGTGGACATAGTACCGCAGGATATTTCTTCCTTAGAAGACGATGTAGAGGCTCTGCTGCCGTTTGCCGTTCTTCTGCCTAGCGGAGAGGTCTACGCCAGCTTTGACCGTATAGAGGATTGGATGGAGTGCTACTCCGAAATGGTGGGCAAGATTCGCAGCTCTACCAAGCTCTCTTCTGATGCCAAAACAGCGAAGGTGCTGGAGTTCAGGAAGGCTAACGAGGCACAGCGTAAGAAGCTGGATGTCACGCAGATGGCTCTGCTGGCACAGTGGACTGCGGAGGAGAGCAAGTCCCCAAAGTCACAGCCGCCAGAGGAACTACACAACGAGAATCCATATTGAATCACCTGCTGGCGGGACAGAGCATCACGCCGCAGGAAGCTCTGCGGCTTTACGGGAGTATGAGGCTTGCTGCACATATCGAGGTTTTTAGACGACAGGGATACAACATCTCTACAACAATCGTTAAGCAGGGTGGCACAGAGTACGGTAAGTACACATTACATCGAAAGGAAGCAAATGAGTAATCAACATAGGGAAATGCCAGGCAGCGGAGTGCTGTTCTGGGAAGACGAGAACATGAGGAGGTCTGACAAGGCTCCTGACTACAAGGGGTTCGTGCTGCTGGAGCATGACTACAAGGCTGGAGAGAAACTCAAGCTGGGTGGCTGGGTGAAGCAAACCAGTGTAGGGAAAACACTTATAAGCCTGCGTGAAGATGCTTGGCAGAAGAAGCAGCAGCAAGACCGTGGACCCAGAGAGGAAGTCCCTGCGTACCGCAAGCGTAAGGATGACGACCTGCCGTTCTGATGGCGAAGCAGTCACCCACGCAGAGGTCACTGGAATACCTGCGAGAGCAGGGCTACCTAGTGGCCATAGTAGAACACTGGAATCCGTTTGCTCGTATTCGGCAAGACCTGTGGGGCTGGTGTGACTTGCTGGCAATCAAGAAGGATGAAGTGCTGGCGGTGCAGGTGACTGCCAGTGCTGTCAGCGAGAGGATTAAGAAGATACAGGCTTCTGAAACTGTGAGCCATGTACGGGATGCAGGTATTCGTATACATGTCCACGGCTGGAGGAAGAACAGTAAGGGTAAGTACGTATTAAGAATAGAGGATATATCGTGAGCAAACATCATTTGTTAGTGGCTACTCCCATGTACGGCGGTATGTGTACAGGGTTCTTTACACAGAGCCTGTTGCAACTTCCAGAGCTGATAAAAGAACGTGGGTGGGATATTTCTTTCTCGTTCATGTTCAACGAGAGCTTGATACAGAGAGCTAGGAATTCTCTTGTCAATGTCTTTATGAAGAGGGAAGAGTGTACTCACATGCTCTTTATTGACGCAGACATCAGGTTTGCCCCACATGACATCGTGACCATGCTGGAGGCAGACAAGGACATCATCTGCGGTATTTACCCTAAGAAGGAAATCAACTGGTACAACGTAGACATGGCGGTCAAGCAGGGCTACCCGATAGAGCATCTCAAGCACTTTACAGGCAGCATGGTGGTCAATCTGGTGGATTACGAAGGTCAGGTCACTGTTCCAAGAATGGAGCCTGTAGAGATATTTGCAGGCGGTACAGGGTTCATGCTCATCAAAAGAGAAGTGTTCACTCACTTACAGAGCAAGGTCAAGAGCTATGTCAATGACGTGGGTGACCTGTCTGGGCAGATGCAGAAAGACCGTATCTGGGAATACTTCCCTGTCTTTATAGAAGAAGAGACAGAGCGGCTGCTGTCAGAAGACTATGCGTTTTGCAAGATAGCCAGAGACAACGGCATCAAGATATGGGCAGCACCGTGGGTACATCTGGGGCATTTCGGGACCTACCTGTTTGAAGGTGGTCTGCTGCCAGCACCCTAACGCTTGGCTGTGCGTTTGCTCTTGCGGAAAGCCTCGGCAGTAGGGTATCCCTTCTGTCCAGGTCTTTTCGGGGGCAGGCCTTCTGCCCGTCTCTTGTTGATGTTGTAGTACAACCCACGCTTGGCTTTAGGTGTATATGCCATTACCTGCACCCCCATCTCTTTCTGGCTGCTTTCCCACGTTCACCCTTCCAACTTTTACTGCGAGCGCAAAATGATTTATGTCTTGGGTTTTTTGAGTCTTTTGTCGGAGCTTTTAAGTTACTTCCTGCTCGTTTTGCTTTTGCTCGCCCTTTGGCTGTCAATCCTGCTCCACGGCTCACTGGGAGCTTTTCTCCTCTACCTACTGACAGACTGGGGAATTTCTTACGGGCCATTACGCCAACCTCTTGCTCTGGTCTTCCACCTCGACTACTCTGCGGGTCCAACCTTTCCCGAAGTCGCCGAAGGTTGGCAGGCGTTCCAAAAACTTCTGGCGATGGTCTGTGAACCCCTCTATTACATCCTGAACAGCTTTTGACTTGATTGCCTTTAGTGTGGCTGGACCTAGCAAGCCATCATCCTTCACACCCACCGTCTGCTGCAACAGGCGTATAGCCCTGCCAGGACCCGAATTGACAGCGCAATCAAACACGCACAGGTCCACACCAGCAGGCAGGTCATCGCCCTTGACAGCATCCCAGTAGCGGGTTTTGTAGAGTGGCGCAACCATCTCGGGCGTGAGGTTTCGCATATCATCTTCAGTCACCTGCTTTCCTACATACGTTTCCCAAGTGGCTTTCGTCACACCCAGATTGGTGATGCCGCCTGGGTCTTTAGGATGATTGACAAAACCACCCTCGTGCTTAAGCAGGGCAGCTAGTGCAGAGGGAAAGTTCTCTTTCATTTCCTAGCCTTCATGTCGATGATTTTCTCAAGAGTGCGTCCACCAAAGTAGAAGCTCATGATGAGCATACCCCATTGCCCAAGCAATTGCACGTAAGACTCGTTGGTGTCTTTCCCGAAAGCAGACATCATGGCAAACGTGAAATAGCCTCCTAGGATGGCTATAAGGGTCATGGGGCGTATGTTCTTGGACAGCCAGCTGTCGCTGCTCATATCCGCTTTTAGGCGGTCTGTGAGGTTATTCTGCTCTGTCTTGTACAGCTCAGTCTCGTTAGCCATCTTTGCAAGCTCACCGTTCTGGGCAAGCGTTGCCAACTCCAGTTGAGCCTTGGCTTTAGCCTCTGGATCAGGAATGACTTTGTCCAGAATTTTTGCGCCAATTTCAAGCAAAGCTGGAATCATCTGTAAACTTCTTTCAGTTGATATTGAATTTCAAGTTCTTGTGGTTAGGATAATTCACAACCACTTCCCTTTCAGGACACTTGTATTTGATGTGTGCCATCAGCGTTGCTTCACCTACAGCGACCTTTTTTTGCACTTCTGGCGAGAATGTAAATTTATACCCAAACTTATCCACAGTCGGCGTTGCGGGTCCGCTGAACGTCGCAATGCTGGGGATTGCAGGATGAACAACAAAATCTGAGTCTTTGACCTCAATCTTGAAGTTGGTCACCTCACAATCGTCTCGCAACTTTTGACGAGCGACTACTACTTTAAATTCACCATTTGCGGTTCCGTTTGTAATCTCAAAATGTTCTGGTGACCATGCCAAAATGGGTTTGTCGAACCAACCAAACTTATCTGCGAGTGTGTAGCTTCCACCAAGTGCAGCGACACTTGCGGCAACTGCGCTGACTGTTTTGGCAACATCAACCATCTTATTGCATCACAAACCTTCGCCAGGCGTCACATACACAGTTGCACTGCCAGAGGCAACGATGGCAGAAAAGTAAATAGAGTTGCCAGCAACATTGGCACATTGCTTGGGTGTTGTGAACACCACTGTTTGGTTGTTGTGCAAGATAGTGCCATAGGCAGGCGTACCCGCTACAGGAATGACTGCATCATCTGAGCTTGTTGTCCCTATACGGATGAACACTTCTGCTGCTGTCCCGTTATGGACTCTTATCTGATTGCATGGGCTGTCAGACAGGATGGATACCGTATTCGCCGTTGTGGTGACGTTAATACGGGTTGTCTTGCCCTGTATTTGAAACGGTATGTTATTTGCCATCAGTACACCTTCTTGCCGCCACCAGAGGTAGGAGACTCTTTGCGGGTGAAGTAATCGTTAGGGACATCATTCTTGAAGTTCCACACGGCTTGGAAGCCACCAGAGGGCAGCTTGCCAGAAGTGTGTTCTCCTGGTGGGCAGAGCTTACCTTCTGTAATGCCTGTGCCTATACGCATCATCAACTTAGTTGTCTTTACTTTCGGTAGCATGTCCATTACGAGACTCCTTTGCTTTCACTACAAGATAACTGAAAACTGTGAAGATGGCTAGTGTTGCCACCCTCTCCCATTCGCCTGCCCACAACGTGTAGCTGGTCAGCCCACAACACATAGTCAGAGCCATAATCGTGATGAGCCTGTCGGTAATGACCTCTAACGCCAGGCGCAGAAACTTTACTAGAGTAGCGTCCATGTTTATCTCCATATAACGGGATAATCATGTTATCACTTCTCTTCATCCTCTTCTAGTCCTAGAAAGCCACTTCCCCACTCATCGTCACTCATCTTGAGCTTCAGAGCCTCCAGCTTGAGCGCCCTGTCTGCCACACGCATCTTGTCGTTGATGGTGGCAGTAGGGTCAGCCATGACCTGCTTGAGCAAGTCGGTGATAGCAGACTCTAGCTCTGGGTTGATGCCCTTCTCTTTCTTGCGACTCATCGCTTGGCTTTACGCTTGGCTTTGCGAGCCACATTCAGGGCAATAGCCACGGCTTGCTTTTTAGGCTTGCCACGGCGTTCTTCCCGCTTGATGTTGGCTCCGATACTGTCTCTGGTGAATCCTTTTTTCAGTGGCATGGCTTACCTCTTAGATTTACGTTGTGGACGGGTTTGTTTAGGTTTGAGCGC